GTCAAATCAGCTTATTGACACCCTTTCTGATTGAGCGTATACAGAACCTTCGGGAAAAATTCGCTTATCAGACAGCCCCCGACTGACGACATGCAGACTGATAAGCACCGTTATTACTCGCATGTGAGGAGATATATACATGGGTACGACTACATTTTCTGGCCCGGTTGTTTCGCAGAACGGCTTCGTTGGCGATTTCACCGGTAACATCACGGGCAATGTCACGGGCAATGTCACGGGCAATGTCACGGGCGATGTCTTCGCTTCGGTTCAGTCCCTCTCGGGCGCTGGTGCGGTCAACGTGACCGATATGTTCACCTCGCTCACCACGACTGGCGCGGCTCAGGCCCTGACGCTTGCCAACGGCACGGTGGGGCAGATGAAAATCATCGCTCACGCGGTTGATGGTGGTTCGGCGGTGCTCACCCCGACCACGAAGATCGGCTTCACTACGATCACGTTCACGAACGTTGGTGACGCGGCTACGCTGGTCTACACTTCGGCTGGCTGGGCTATCGTGGGCATCAGTGGTGCGGTTGCTGCCTAATAGGAGCCTTACATGGCCATGCAATATGATGTCAAGTCGCAACACGCGGCTGCTTCGGGCCTGATGGTTCCTTACCGAACTCGTTTGAAGGGAGCTGTAATATTTCCTTTCAGCGGTGCTACGGGCTACTCGGCTTTTGTTGACAACACTTCAATTTCAGGCACGTACGCACGCACAACTACCACCGCTACGATCACTTCCGCAAATCACGGCTTGACCACAGGCCAGTGGGTGTACTTGGACTGGGATTTGACCGACGACCCCTACCAAGTGACTGTGACGAACTCCAACGTTTTTACGGTAACTGTGGCAAACAGCGGCGCAACAAGTGGTAACGTAACTGTGTATAACAAAGTATTGCTTCAGGCAGACGCGTCAAACGCTACGGCTTACACTATCGTAGTCCCCGGTGAAGGGATACTGGCTGCTGAAGGTATTCGCGTGTTTTTGGCAGCGGACATTCATTGCACGGTGTTCTATGGCTAAGTCTCCTGCGTGGCAGCGCAAGGAAGGGAAGAACCCGGCTGGCGGCTTGAATGCCAAAGGCCGGGCTTCCTACAACAAGGCCAATCCGGGTAAGCCGGGCCTGAAGCGTCCTCAGCCTGAAGGTGGCTCTCGTAAGAAATCGTTCTGTGCTCGCATGTCGGGTATGAAGAAAAAGCTTACGAGTGCCAAGACAGCGAATGACCCGAACAGCCGGATCAACAAAAGTCTGCGGGCATGGGCATGCTGAGATGGACATCCTGATCTGGAACATAGCCCTGACTGCCGTACTTGCTTTTATCGGGTACGTGATGAAAGAGAAGTCTGACGAGATCCATCGTATTGGGATCTTGCTCAACAAGACCCGTGAAGAAGTTGCGCGGGACCACATCACCCGCGTTGAAGTTCGGGCTGACTCGCAGATGCTCTTGGACCGGCTTGACCGTCTTGAGCAGAAGATTGATCGACTGGTGGAACAGCACCGTGCCCAGTAAGTCAAAGGCGCAGCGTAATCTGATGGCCGCTGCCGCCCATAACCCAGCCTTTGCTAAGAAAGTCGGAGTCCCGACCAAGGTGGCGAAGGAATTCAACAAGGCCGACAAAGGCCGTAAATTCAGGAGTAAGTCGAAATGAAGATGAAAATGAAAGGTATGGCTGACAAGGCCGGTCGCGCCATGAAGCGCCGTACGCCGGACACGATGGGCCGTGCGATGATGAAGGGCTACAAGGAAGGCGGCGCGGTTTACCGCAAGGGTGCCGATGGCATCACTGCTAAGGGCAAGACCAAGGGCAAGATGGTCAAGATGGCTCATGGCGGTAAGTGCTAATGGCGAGTGCGTTAAAAGTTCCCCCTAACCCGATGGATGACCTTGCTCCACGCGAAAATCTTCCGTCCAAGGAGGACTTGAAGCCGCCGAAGAAGCCGGAGCCAAAGAAGCCGAAGCCGAAGCAGAAGCCGAAGTCTAAGGACGATATGGACGACCTTACGCCGTATCAAAACCTGCCGTCGCCTGAGGACCTGCTGCCCCCTGAGCCGTCCAAAAGGTACGCCAAGGGCGGCTCCGTCTCTTCCGCGTCTAAGCGTGCCGATGGTTGCGCTACCAAGGGCAAGACTCGCGGGAAGTTTGTCTGATGATGCCGTCGCGTGGTATGGGTGCTATGGCTCCTAGCAAGATCCCTCGTGCCAAGCGACGTGGGGACGACAAGCCCGTCAAGACTTTCAAGAAGGGCGGCGAGAGCAAGGTCAACGAGGCCGGGAACTACACCAAGCCCGGCATGCGTGAGAGCCTGTTCAAGTCGATCAAGTCTCGGGCTGTGCAGGGTACCAAGGCAGGTCAGTGGAGCGCCCGCAAGGCGCAGTTGCTTGCCAAGAGCTATAAGGCCAAAGGCGGGGGATATAAGTCATGACTATGGCGACGATAGATCCATCACGTTTTCAATTATCAGGTGTACAAACAGGCGGTCCTGTAAGCACTCCGATTAGGCAGCAAGACCCAAACGCGTTTTATGCCCAACCGGTGAGTGACCCTCGGCAGCTTGATAATCTTCAGCAGTCTCTGAGTGGTTTTGGCGGTCAGCGCGGCGGCTTCGGCGGTCAGGGCGGCGGCTTCAGAAGGGGCTTTGGCGGCTTCAACCCATTTGATAGCGGCTTCGGTGGCTACGGCGGGGGTATGGGCGGCTTCGGCGGCTTTAACCCGATGATGGGTGGCTTCGGAGGCTTTGGGGGCTTCGGCGGCTTTAACCCGATGATGGGTGGCTTCGGAGGCTTTGGCGGCTTTAATCCGATGATGGGCGGCATTGGCGGCCTTGGCGGCTACGGCATGTTTGGCGGGTTTGATCCTAGGATGCAGGGCGGGTTTGGCTTTGATCGTCAGCCGCCGCAGATGCAGCCGGGGATGGGCTTGCAGCCGGGCAGAATGCCACCGCCGTTGCCGTATGACCCAAGTTCACAGATAAACACTATCCCTTTTCGGGGGCATACGCCTCCGCCCCCGCCGTCTCAAGACATTACGGACTATAGAAAACTGGCTGGAGAGCCTCAAGCCGCAATGCGGCAGACCGGAACTACAGGTGGGTCCGGGTCGCTTGGTAGTCTGGCTAGCGGACTTGGCGGATTCAGGTCGCAGTTCCCGCAGTATCAGTATTTCGGTGCCTAATGAAAGCCCCACAGCAATCGCTTAAGGCGTGGACTCAGCAGAAATGGAGAACCAAAAGTGGTAAACGATCTTCTGACACGGGTGAAAGATATCTTCCGGAATCTGCGATCAATGCTCTCAGCCCCTCCGAGTACGCCCGAACCACCGCCGCCAAGCGTAAAGGCAAAGCCCAAGGCAAGCAGTTCGTCCGGCAACCCAAGGGCGTTGCTGCTAAAACGCGCAGCTTCCGCCAAGCGGGTAAAGGGTAAGAAGTAATGGCCGACAAGACTACAGCCACAACCGACTTCAATCTCGACCTCAACACCATCGTGGAAGAGGCTTTCGAGCGTTGCGGTGCGGAACTTCGTAGCGGTTACGACCTGCGTACGGCTAAGCGTAGTCTGTCCCTGTTGCTCATGGACTGGTCCAACCGGGGCATCAATCTGTGGACGCTTGAGCAGGGCACGCATGCCTTGACCTACAACGTCGGGACCTATGACCTCCCTGCCGACACGGTGGACTTGCTCGACCATGTGATCCGGACGGGTACCGGCACGAACCAGATCGACATCAACATCAGCCGGATTTCGTCCAGCACCTACGTTGCCATCCCGAACAAGAACGCGACGGGGCGTCCGATCCAGATCTGGATCAATCGTCGTACGGGTGCAACCGATGCCAATAATGTCGTGGTCTATCCGCAGTTCACGGTGTGGCCGAAGCCCGACAACAGCACCCCGTACACCATTTACTACACCCGGCTGCGCCGCATGTTCGACGTGGGTAATGGCTCTAACGGGCAGGACATCCCGTTCCGCTTCCTGCCCTGCATGGTCGCGGGCTTGGCCTACATGCTCTCGATGAAGATTCCCGGCTCTGAAGCTAGGATGGCATCGCTCAAGGCTCAGTACGACGAGGCTTGGGATCTGGCTGCGGGCGAGGATCGGGAGAAGGCTGCGGTGCGGTTCGTGCCGAGACAGAGCTTCCTTGGGGGCTACTGATGCCTAATCGGTTTGCAAGTGGCAAAAATGCTATCTCGCAGTGTGACCGCTGCGGGTGGCGCTTTAAGCTGAAGGAGCTTAGGCCGCTTGTCATCAAGACCAAGAACGTTAATATCCTTGTTTGCGGGTCGTGCTGGGAGCCTGATCAGCCGCAGTTGTCGCTTGGTCTGTACCCGGTGGACGATCCGCAGGCAATACGGAACCCCCGCCCGGACACGACTTATTTTGCACCCGGCAATGACGGCGCGGGTGGTAGTAGAATGATCCAGTGGGGCTGGAACCCGGTTGGTGGGGCCTCTGCAGATGATGCAGGGCTGACCCCGAATTATCTCGTATCCAAGGGATACGTAGGCGATGTAACGGTCGTAACGACCTAGGAGTATT